CGCTAATTGACTACCCTCCACCCACGTGAAGTCATCTATTAGAACTGGGCGCTTCAGGAAATCACCCAGGGACAGCGATTGCATACCACCGTGATTAAAGGTTGGGTCGGATACAGTGTCCATATCTACCTCATATCCCGGGTCGCCATCAGCAAACGCCATCTGTTGCAATGTTTCGGACATTGCTGCCGGTGCAGTAACCGCTGGCACTTCGGGCACTGAATCAGTGCTTTCTAATTGTGATGTTGCAGGTTATTTTTGCGAGCCACATTTAAACCTATACATGTGGCAAGTTGACCAGCTTTGTGATTGCTCCTATATCACTTGTGTTTTGGGGATCGCCCATGGAGCACACCTAACACCCCGCTTCTCCTTCATGCTATGGTCATTGCAATCATGGAGTGATCAGGATATTAGTCGCATTTTGGTTTCGACCCTGCCGGACCGCACACCAGCGTACCAGTGTGATTAACTGGGGGTATGGAACGTGCAGACACCTTTCTGTAACGTTCCAACAACTCCTCCCACGTGCTAAGAGGTTGCTCCTCAAAGAACATCCTCAAACCAAGTTCGCGTATGCACTGCTCAAAGAGCAATGTATATTTCTCGAACTTGGTCTTTCCGTGGAAGAAAATCTCCTGTTGCGCAGAACGCAACACATCAGCATACTGAATTTGCTCCGAAACGTTTTTGGAGCGAACACCAATACACAACATCTTCTCAATGGACTCCCAATCCAATGGTCCCACTATATGTCCAATATCGTCATCTTTTCTGAAGGCTCTTTTTAGAAATTGGGTTTCTGATACATGGATGAAAGGCACACTTACAGCCTCCTTATCAGCCATTGTATACTCAATCCCAAACCGGCCTAATTCTCTCTGGATGGCGGTATGATTGAACTTGTCCAAAAGAGAGGACATGATATTGTCATCCCCATACGTCATTAACGCTACGTCATCTTGAAAATTACGAAGGTCTTCTCCAATTAACCTATAGACCATTCGCATATACAATGAATTGACTATAGAATTTATAATGACAGTTAGGGGGTGCCCTGATGGGTTTGATCCAAAAAATGTGATTATAGTGCCAAAGAAATTCACCGTTGGGAAAGCTGTATCTCGAGCAATTCCTTCCATAATAAGTATTTCTTTGGCATCATAATTTCCACTTACTTTCGCCAACGATATAAGAATACGGAAGGCGGCCATAATGACGGAAGCACACATTTTCTTGTCAAAGGCCTTGAAGTCGCCAGCTATCATACGGTCCTCCCCTTTGGACGTTATATGGTAATATAAGCGTTCCCACTCTTCAGACTGAGCTGTTAATCCAACTCCGCACTCAAAAACCTCACGGTAGTTGAATATCAATCTGATGTGAGACAGGTAAGCTTTACGGACCACTATTGTCCAAGGAAAAGGAGCACCACAAAAGATTCGCGTTGCCCCCTCTGTGAATTTCTTCACTGAGACAGGCTCATCTTTGAGCGCTGCGGTAAACACCGGATGTGCTAACTCCTTGTTGACATATCGCCTTTCAATCTCAT